GTACATACCATTGAATGTTGCTACGTTGTTCTTACGAAGTGAAGCAACTGCCTTGCGGACGTCGTTACCTGTAAGTGTGTTTGTCTTTGCAAGTCCAGCGCGTGTTGTGCCAGATGTGTATGCAACGGTTGTTCCAGCGCCAGCAGCAGTACGAGCGATAGCATCTGTTGAGATACCAGCGTTCCAACCTACTACGTTTGCTGCAATTGGGTTAACTTCTAGGAACGCTGTTGCGCCTAACTTTGCAGTTAACTGAACTGCGTTACCGTATTCAAGAGGTGTAACAGTTACATAAGAATCTGACATTGCTACTGGAGTAACGTCTGAAGTTTCTGTAAGTGCTGTTGATGCTTCTGCCAAATCTGAAGCAATTGTGAATGTTACTGATGTACCGCGTGATGTTGCGTTAGTCGCTTGGATTTCTACGAGTGAATCGTAGTAAAGCTCTGGACGGAGTGCGAAGTAAGCAAGTTGCTCATACGCAGCCTTCGAGAGATCAAGCGAACTGACCTGTGTTAATGCCATGTCTTAGTTCTCTTTCGCTAAAGGGTTTAGACGAGTGAAACCCACCCGCCAGGTTGTTCATTTGAGATGGCGACTCCATTAGCTTGAAGAATCTTGTAGATGTCCTCTGGTGTGTTATTAGGGTTTCTGATTTCGTCAAGAACGCTGGTTGTGACGCTTCCGCCTGAACCAGTAGAGGCTTGTGAGACACGATCAATTGCCGCTAAATCATTAGCGACTTCAGTAGTTTGTGATGTGGCTATAAGGCCATATTCACCTGCTGCTGCTTTGATTGCTTCCACAGTAATTTCTCCATCGTATGCTTTGACAAAAAGTTTGCCTGTCGGTGAATCCAAATCAATTCCTGCTTTCATCAGAGCAAGTTCGCGTTTGGCGTTTTGGGCTTCGAGTTTAGCTTCATCAGCTTCCTTTTTAGCGCGCTTGCCTTCTTTCGCATCTTGTTCTAACTTCCGAACGAATTGGCGAGAATTTCTATCAGGCTCACCCGATTCTGCATCAGTTGAATCTAAAATTTCTTCGTCGTCGTAGTCGTAATCTGCCATTTTGTTTCTCCAAATTCCGTTTCGCGTACCTACCTTGGAGGGTGGCACGGCGGGGCTAGTAGTGCATTAACGGGTCGTAACCCAGAGACGACACCACATAGCCAAATGTGGGGCAACTCCCATCGTGATGTCTAAACCATCTCACACGGTATGGCAACACTACGGACCCCAAAGGTCAACGCTCGCGGACAACAAAATCATAGACATACTGAAGAGGTTTGTCTAGTTAAACTGCTGGTGCGGTACCTAATCCAGTCACGCCACCTTGCGTTGCAGCAAACTGTCCACCTTGGGCGTACTCGGCAAGTTTGCTTTGCTTAGCCTTCTGAAGTTTTGTAATTGCTTCAGGACTAGTTGCAAATTGAGCATTGATGAGGTCTTGGGTGGTAACTGTTTCAGCAGGATTAGCGCCAGGAAGTGCTTGACTATATTGACCCATTTGAGCAACATTAGTAAAGCCTTGTTGTGCTTGGGCTTGCGTAACTCCAGCATTGGCAAGAGACATTGATTCGGCTTGAGTAATATCTGAAGCTGCAATACCTGCTGCAAATGCTGCTCCACCAATTTTAACGGCTTCTGCTTGCTTTTGAATAATAGGCAAAGCTAATGTTGGGTCTGCTGCCCAAGCCATCATGTGACCATCATCTAAACCAAATACATCTTTAGCATACTTTTTTACGTTTGGATCAAGAGACATTACGGTATCTTGAATAGCAATAAGTCTTTTTTGAAGATCAACTATATTGACATGGTTAGTCATAAGACTTCCAAGATATTCAGGGGTATCAAATATCCCTGGTGGCATGTTGTATTGCTTTAGTAATTCTTTATCTGCTGCTACTTTATCAAGATATTGACCTTCTGTTATACCTTCACCCATTTTGTTGAGTTCTGCCATAGCAGGAAAAACCTTTTTGTAATCAGCACTAGCACGAATACCTTGAGTTGGGTCATCCATGATGGCATTAAAATCATAACCTTTATTCCACATAGCCCACGCACTTGCAGAAAGAGCGCCTAGTCCAGCAGCTTTAAGAGCATCTGTAACAATTTGTAATGCTCCTGGGTTTGCGTTGACGCTTCCCCCTGGAGTAACTGTAGGAGTTACCGCTGGAGTTACTACTGGAACAGTTGCTCCGCTACCGCCACCACCTACACCGCCACCACCAGTTACCCCGCCACCTCCAGGAGCTGGGGCATCTTTGTAAAGAGTCCATGAACCTGTGGTGGTTCCACCAATCCACGTGTAATGAAAACCAGTAGGTGCTTTAGGTTGATTAGATTTATCTTTTAATGGGTCGGGAGCAACTTTTGGAACAACATAACCTGTTTTTGAATCAACTGTTTGATTTGTCATTGTTGCTACTTGAGCAGCATTTGCTGCAGCATCAAGTTGCGCTTGAGTTTTTCCAGTAGTACCAATTTTTTGACCGTAATAAATGGCGTCTAGTTCTGATTGACTACCCATTCCTGAGTTGTCATCAAGCATCATTTTGTCTGGAGCTATAGGCATTTATGCACCGAATCCCATCATTGATCGAATCTGTTGTCCAATACTAAACCCAGCTTGTATTCCACCAGGAGTTTTATCGTATCCATAAATTGAGTTGCTACGCATTTCTTTAATAGCATCAGTCATTGCCATTAGTAGGCCACCGTTCCTCGTCCAAAGACGCTTTTAATTTTAGCCGCTAAATCATAAGCAGAGTTCTTTGCTCCCATTGTCTGGTCATAACCATAGACAGGATTGCTTCGTACCTCTGCCAAAATTTCAGCATTGGAACGAGCAAGAGTCTCACCAGTCTTTGGGTCTTTAGTTGTGACTAAGTTTAACCATTTGCCACTAGGGTCATTAAAATCAATTTGAGATGTTGGGATTTCTAAGTTATTAGAAATAAGTGTCTTGGCAGGTGCAAACCAATCACTTGGAGTTATATGGTCAATGCTTCCAGACATAAAATGATAAAGACTTGATGCTTGACCTTTGAAGTATGCAGTTACATCGGCAGCCGTTGCTTTGCCAGATTGAATAGCTTGACCCCATTTTTGTAATGTGGCTTCATCTAAACCAATCATATAATTAGCAGCAATACTTTTAACTTGATCTACCGCTGAAAGCGCACTTCCAGTTTTTGCTTCTTTTGCAACAAACTTACCAGCAACAATATCTTGAATACGTGGGTCAGTAGGCGCCCAACCTTTTAAGAAAATATCATTAATTAAATCTTGACGAGTTGAGGCATCAACTGGATTTCCCATTTGATTGATGTACTTATCAACCGCAGCAGTAGTTGCTTCTAATTGTGTTTTGTATTCGCCAGGTGCGGTAAAACTTAAATTAAATTTAGCAGCTTGATTTGATGACCACAATTGGGTCATAGGCCAATTGTAAGTCTCAGCCTTTTGCTCATCTACAGTCGGTGGGAAACCTGCTGCTGATTCTCTAGCCCAATTGATAAGGGTTGCTTTCATCGCTGGGGTGAACTCAGGCGACATGTATGTCTGATAAATCCAAGGAGTCTGAGTTTTCATTTGCTCAATAATTTGAGCATCAGTCAAAGTTAACTTAGCAACAGCCGCTTTCTTTTTAGCAGCAATTTGTGCTGGTGTATCAGCCATTATTGATTACCTTTCGCGAGAGAACTAAACCATGCGCCCATGGCATTATTAAGTCCTTGGGCAGCCGCAGCTTTAGGGTCTGACTTACGTGCAAATTCTTCAGCAGCAACATTTGCATCTGGTGCGCTTTGAGTAGCCCTAAGTTGAATTGATGGAGCAGTTTGTGCTTCAGTTAAATTCTGAGCAAGTGTATTCCCTGCTGGCATTTGTGGAACCGCAGCATCTGGAACAAATGTAGAACCTTCGTAATGACCACCAGTTGAAGGTGCCATCTTTGGAGCGGCAGGAATCTTTGGGATTGCTGGCTGAGCTTGTGCGGCGTTTGCTCTAGCAACTGACATAACATCTGCTTGGAATGATTTAGCAAAAGCATCTACTTGTTTTTGTGTAGCGCTACCCAAAACATTTTGAAATGCTTTTTTGGCAATGTAATCAAGATCAAGTTTGTTTGGAATTGTCACGTTTTGAATTTGAGAACGAACTCCATTACCGCCTAAAGAAATGGCTGCGTTTTCTTGTTGAGTAAGAAATGAACTTACTGGTGCTGCAACATTTGGGTCAGTATTAGTAATTGTTAATGCTTCCATAAATCGCTTTACACTTGCTGGATCAGAAGTTCCCCATGAGCCAAGATTAGGTAATGTAGTTCCATAGTAATTTGAACGATACATCGCGTATTGGATTCCAGCCCAAGTCTGAGGGTCCTCAATTGCGGTGCGTTGAAGTGCCTTTAGGAACTCATCAGCAGATAGTGTTGATTTACCACCAGTTACTTTCGCAGAAAGCCCTAGACCCTGGACATTGTATTGAGTAGAACTGATATCTACCTTACCTACCGCGCCAGAGCCGGTGCCTAACCCGGCGGCAAGTGCTGCTAATTGTTCTGCGGTTGTATTCATTGGGTAAGCCCTTCTAACGGTCCGAATGTTCTTTCATAATGCGTCTTGTAGAAACTGGCAAAATTGCTATCTTCTTTAGCAAGGCTAATCGCTACTTGACGGAAACCATCAGTAATAGTAACAAGTCTTGATGGGTCAATGCTATCTTTGGCAACCGCATCAGATACTTTCTTAGCAAGGTCATCAAATGTACGGTAATTTGCTCCCAACTCCTTATCACGGGCAGTAACTGCGCCTATGAAACGATTAGTCTCAGTAACTTTTTGCTGAGAAATAACAGCAGAAGCAGCATTGTCCCAAGCAGGGTACTTGTAATGAACTAATTGACCAATAGTGGCTTTGTTAATTGGAAGTCCTTGTAAGCCTGTTTCAACTGGAATCCAATCAGGCCAAACTTTTTTGTTGTTTGGATTCTTATAGTTAAAATCTAAAACTGGGGTAAGGCCAACAATTAACTGGGTGCGGTAATCCCAAGCTGCTGTTTGTTGGGCTTGAACACCCATGCTCATATGCTGAATAGGGTTAAACATGCTCTCTCCAGAACCAATTCTTTCTTTGGCGCTGAGAACTGTTTTAATTGTAGTTTCTACTTGGCCTTCAAACATGTGGCCTTGGGATTGAGGTCCAAGGAATAAATCATTAAATTCTTTAACCATAGGGATATACTTTTTAAGAATAGTAAGGGTTGCATCATTTTTGGATTGCGCTCCATAGTGAATTGTTTTTGGACCTAGTACCGTCATTAAGTTATAGGCTCCTTGAATATATGGGGCGTTAATACCACCAAACCCACCAAGGCCAATGCCGTATTCAAGGGCATTCATAGCTTCGAGTTGTTTGATAAGTGGCATGTTTTCATCCATCCACTTCTTTAACTCTGGACCATTTAACTGATCGTAAAGATTTATCATGCCTGAAACTAGAAGTCGTTGTCCAGGGTGACTTAATAAGAACTTGCCAAACTGACGCATGACTGTTTTATTAAATGAAAATGGGAAGAAGACTGCGTTAAGTGAACGTTCGGCTGCTGTGCGCTCGCCATACCCCATAACATTTTCAATCTTCTGTGCAATTTCAGTATCACTGAAACCTTGCTTTGCTAGCCAATAGGTAGCCCATTGTTCAGAAGCAACTGGATTGTAAAGGTTGTAGAAATCTGCTTCTTTAACTACGCGTTCTGCATCATCGAGAAAAGCCGCCTTTGCAGCATCTTGTGGAAATATACGAGCATGGAGTTCTGCTGCTTGTTTAGCAATACCCATATCTTCCATTTTTGCTTCTGGGTATAGGACTGGTGGGATGTTTTCTGTAATACCTTTTGCAGCAGTCTTAAACATACGACGGAAAGCAAACACAATTGATTCTTGGTAACGCACACGACTACGAAGATTCATAAGACGAGAAGGAATAGCAGCAATAGACATAGCAGTTTTGCCAAGTTCCTTATTGCCAACATATAAACCTGAATAAAGAATATCTTCTAACTTAGCAATGCCACCAATCATTTCTGATGGGACATTAACGCGAGCCTTCCAAATTGCATGGATGGTATTGCGAGCTGATTGTTCATCCATAAATTTACTACCTTTAGGAAGACCCATAAGTTCAGCAACATTTTCTTCCATTGGGGAAGTAAGAATCTTCATTAAATCTTTATAGCCGATTTCACGCAAACCAAGTTCTGTACGCTTAGCGGTAACAATTTGATTCCATGCTTCTTCTTCAGTAACTGTCTTTCCCGCTTCTTTAGCAAGTGAAATAATCCGCTGGATAGGAATATCATAATTACCAGTAATACGGCTGGCTAGCATTACTGCCTGTTGCCCCGCAGTTAATTTAGTTGAAACTTCAGCTTTGTTACGGATGTATGTAAGCAGACGATCAGCATTAAAACTTGGAAGAACATCAATCTTTCCAGCATCAATTGCTGATTGAATTGATCTATGTGTTTCTACTGCTGTACGAGCTGAGATTGCTGCTGAAGTAGATAGACGTGGAGAGATACCTAACAAACGAGCAACTTTAGAAGTTGTCTTTAAGTCAGACATGCCCAAATCAGTAAATTGCGCTGCTTCATTAAATACATGCCCAATGTCTGTTCCAATAACTGGCTTGTACCCAGCAACTCTCATTTTTTCAATAAGGTCTTTAACTTCTTGTGGTGCATCGCGAACAATGTGCAAATCAAGTGCTAACCCATCAGCTTGTTTTTCAAACTCATCAAGAAGTATTGAAGCATCAGAGTCTGCAAATTTAGTTATATCTACGCCAAATTCATTAATAAGAGATTCTGCAATTTTAGTGCGCATCTTCTGGTAGGGAACTCCTTTAGGAGCATTGGCAAGTTCTTCTCTTAATTGATTTAACATTTTGTTAGCGCCTGTTTTAGTTAAAGTACTTAAACGCGCTAAACCAATAGAACCAAGAAGGTTTTTAACTTGTGCAGTTTCAGCAAACTGAGCATCAATTTTAGGATTTTTAATGCGTGTTACTTCGCCAGTTCCTTGGCCTAATGCAAGATCATATTCTTCTAATGCTTTTTGGTCAGCAATATCTTTGGCTGTTTCCTTAAAAGTTTTAATTGTTGCAGGAGAAATAAAATACTTAGCCATATCATTTTGAAGCAATGACTCCATGGCAACATTGGCTTGTAACTTTTGATTAAAACTAGAAGTTCCTTTAAGGGCTTTCTTTCCAGATCGAACATCCTCAGAAATTTTTACGCCAATATCAGCAAAGCCTGTTTCCATAGCATTTTGATCTGCAACTAAAGTAGTGCGAGCAGCTTGAAGCAATCCATTTGGATTTGCAGCATCAGCATAAATTTGGTTATTTGCTGTTTTAGCCCATGCTTCTTTTTCTGGTGCGGACATGGCTGCCCATGTTCCATCAGTAAGCAATGGATTTTTTAATTCCCGAACTGCACGGTCAACTGACATTTGATTAATTTGTTGACCAATTTCTTTTAATACATCTAACTCAGAGCCATCATTAGCAATATGTTCTGCAACAATTGCATGATAATCGGCTTTTGGATTGGCTTTTTGCCATGCGCGTAATGCACCCATATCATCTAAAGCATTACGAAAAGCGTCAACAGTTTTTTTAGTATCCCCAAGTACTTCAGCAACAGCATTAGTTTTTCCTAATCCACTTACTGGGTTCATCTGCATAGAAAAAATATCAAGAGCGTGTGCTAAATAAGGGGCAATAGGAGCAATTCCATAAACTGTAGTATCAAGAGTTCCCTGACGTCCACCAGTTTTACTTTCTGCTAAAGCAATCCCTTGTTCTTTTAACCCAGCACCCATAACTGCAAAACCTAATTTGTTTGCTGCGCGTACTACTGGAAGGCGAAGACGCTGTGCAATGGTATCTCTAACGGCAATTTGAATAGGGGCGCTCATTGCAACTACAGGAGTAATTGCGTGATCTACCCCCCAATAAATTTGTTTTAGTATTGGTTTGTTTAAGAATGCTTTACTTGA